ACCAGAATTTATTTTTAAAACAAGCAAAAGATTTTTATAATTCAAAGGGAACTGATAAATCTTTTGAAATTCTTTTCAGAGTTCTATATGGAAAAGATGTTGATGTTATTCTACCAAGGGACTACTTACTCCAACCATCAAATGCACAATATAGAGTAACAAGAAACTTAGTAGTAGAACCAATTAGTGGGGATATATCAAATCTTTTAAATAAGACAATATTTCAAAATCAATACGAAGATATTCCAAAATCTTTTGGAACTGTTACCGATATTCAAAGAACAGTAAAGAATAATAAAGAATATTATACTTTAATGTTGGATTATGATTTTGATAAGGACATTATTGTATCTGGTTCTATATTTGGAGACTTAAAAATTCACCCAAAAACAAGCATTTTAGTTGATGTCCTTCAAAATTCTGATGTTATCACTGTTGATTCAACGATAGGTTTTCCAAAATCCGGAGAACTAAACGCAAATATTAATGGACAGAGCATTACTATTACCTATGATGGGAAAACTGTTAATCAGTTCTTAAATTGCACTGGAATTTCAGAAAACATTACCAGAGGAAATTTCATATATTTAAACACATTTGCATATGGATATTCTAGCAACGGCGAAGAAGTTAGATTTAGAATAACAGGAGTTATATCAGATACTAATATCCCAAATGACACTATTTACTATGAAAAAGGAGATATTGGAAAAATTCTAACCTTAGGTTATTATGGAAAGGAAGTATTGGATAACAATTGGATATTTAATACTACAGTAAAATGTGATGTTTCCAATTTTTATAATAATGGTGGATTTAAATATATTGTAGAAACAACAGATAATAATGGAATTTATGCAGGAGACTCTGTTGAGATTGATTACATAAATCTCTCAAGCGGTTCTAGAGAAACTGATATAATAAGTGGCCCAAATGTTACTGTTCCCACAGGAAGTATTCCGGGAAAATCATTTCAAATTGAAACTAGTGGATATTTAATTTCAAAAATCTTCAGTGTCAAAAGATTGGTAAATAATTTCTCAGATACTAACTTTGTTTCCGACGTATTGAATGTATATCGCAATTTTGACGATGATTCTAGATACGTAACTTCATCATCTTTACCATTTTATGGTTCTAATCCCAACCCTATACTGGAAGATTATAATGTAATATTAAATGGATCTTTTTCAGGAGATACTCTGAAAATTGTTGACGATAATACAAATCATGGATTTTTAACTGGAGATTCTATAGTATACTCAAAACTAGGAGAAAGTGTAGAATCAAATAGTTTAGGAATTACTACAGGTGTTTATTTCGTCAAAAAAATAAATGATAATGAAATAAAATTATGCAGAAGTAGATCTGATATAGATTCTGAAAAATTTGTAGGAATAGCTACAACATCCATATCCGGAAGTAGTAATATTTTAAGTCTATTAAGATTTACAAAAAACAATACACCATCTTTCATAGATTCTCAAAAAATTGTAAGATCTTTAAAAAGTTCCAAAAATGATGGATTAGTATATGAAACAAATGCAGGAACTACAGGAATTTTGGTTAATGGTGTCGAAGTATTAAATTATAAGTCAAATGATTTTATATACTACGGACCTATTGAACACATTGATGTCATTTCTCCCGGTAGAGATTTTGATATAAAAAATCCGCCGATTTTGGAAATTTCTGCTGGTATTGGCACCACAATTCCTGCAGAAGGTTTTTGTGGTGTAGAGGGTGGTCTTACGAGGATAGACATACTTGACGGAGGATTTAATTATATTGATGTTCCTATTGTAACCATTTTAGGTGGTGGCGGAACTGGTGCGTCAGCTATATGCAAAATGCTCGACTATGAATACTCTGTTGATTTTAATTCAGGTGATACAAGTAGAATTAATTTAGTATCAAATCAAATAGGATTTTCTTCATATCACAAGTTTGCAGATGGTGAGAGATTGGTTTATGAAACTAGTGGAAATACTCCAATAGGAGGACTTTCGACAGATGCAAAATATTTTGCAAAAGTAATTGATGATAATACAATAAAACTTCATAAAAATTATGAAGAATCTTTAGTTGGAATAAACACTGTTGATTTAACTTCATATGGAGTAGGAAATCATAGATTCAAGTGTGTAGAGAGAAAGAAAAAAATAAATTCAATAATAGTAACAAACAGTGGGTCTGGATATAAAAATAAAAAAGTTTCAGTTAATAGTGCAGGTATTAATACTTCAAATAATACTATTAATTTATATGAAAACCCATATTTTAGCAAAGATATAATTTACTACTATGGAGGAGATAGTGATATTTCAGGTCTTTCTACTGGCAGATATATTGTAACAAGAGTAGACGATAATTCATTTAAGCTTTCAAATATTGGGGTTGGAACAACTTCAAAATATTTTTATTTTGACACTAAGCAGTATGTTAATTTTGAGTCTAAAGGATCTGGGGTTCATATATTTAACTATGAACCAATAGAGGTCACAGTATCTGGAAAATTGGGAATATCAACTATTTCAAATGTTGACATTAATGCAAGAGTAGAACCTGTTTTTAGGGGAAAACTAAGTTCTGTCTTTGTCAGCAGTGGTGGAGTTGGTTATGGATCATCAGAAATATTAAATTATAATAAACAACCTGGTTTTGATTTAAAGGCAGGTTATGGAGCAAGGGTTACTCCCATTATTTTAAATGGAAGAATTGTCGATGTTGTTATTAATGAAAGTGGAAGTGAATATAACGCTCAACCCGATTTAATCGTTAGAGGATTTGGAGTTGGTGCAATATTGACTGCCACAATAGAAGGTGGAAAAGTTGTAAAAGTCAATGTAGTGAACGGTGGTATCAATTATGACCAGAAAAATACAACAATTGATGTAATTGTTCCAGTAACAGGATACGAATTAAAGTCATATCCAAAGACATGGAATGTAAATAAATTTAAGAGATTACTAGAGTCTGGAAAGATTACTCAAGACGATGGCGTTATCTATGAAGGACTTAATACAAATTACGGACTTCAGTATACCCATCTTTATTCGCCAAGGTCCTTAAGGAAAAAATTATTCACTCAAAATTTTGAAATTGGTAATCTAAAATATAGAAGTGATTATGATAATGATTTTGTTAATGATGACCAGAAGTACCATTCGCCACTAATTGGATGGGCATATGATGGAAATCCAATATATGGACCTTATGGTTACGATTCTCCAAATAATAAATCTGTAAGGCAAATATTGAGTGGTTATTCTGAACCAATTGATAATCAACCAAATAGACCAAATAAGAAGATTTTCCCGGCAGGATATTTTGTCGAAGATTTTACTTATAATGCTAATGGAGATTTGGACGAAAATAATGGTAGATTCTGTGTTACTCCAGAATTTCCATATGGAACTTATGCGTACTTTACTACATTAACTACGACTAGCGCAAATCAAACTACAGGAAGTTTTGCTGGAGATAAAGAACCAGCATTTCCATATGTAATAGGTCAGACTTATAAATCAAAACCTATAGATTTTAATTATAACCGCGAATCTAACCAAGAAGAATTTGATTTTACTACACAAAATATTATTAGAAATACTTATCCATATAATACTCTAGATAATAATTCTTCATATGAATATTTTTTAAATTTAGATTACATTCAATTTGATACTACAAAAATATCATCAACATCAAGAGGAAGTGTTGATTCTATTAAAATAATTTCCGGAGGAAATAATTATAAGATAAACGATAAAGTTGTTTTTAATAATGAAGAAACTGATGGTGTTGGAGCTTCCTCCAAAGTAGAATATGTGAAGGGAAAGACTATAACAGGTATTTCCCAAACATCTACGAGCATAACAGACGTGGAGTTTTATCCGCTCTTATCAAGAAACCAAATAGTAGCATTTTCTTCAACACCACATAACTTAAATAATGGAGATCTTGTTTATATTGATTCTTTAGGAGATTATGACAAATCCCTACAAGATTCATTTAATATTGGCGTAAGGTCTGATAACTTTATTTTAGATTTGGGAGTTGGTAATGCATCCGCAACAGGTATAGTTACTTATTTCTACGTTTCCGGACTTTTGGATAGATTAAGAGAGAATGATATTTTAACTATAAATTCAGAAGATGTTAAAGTTCTAAACATAGACAATAAAACATCTAGAATTAGAGTGTTGCGGGAGCAGAATTCAACGGTTTCATCTGCACACTCATCATATAACATTCTTTATGAAAATCCAAGGAAGTTTACAATAGGTTTAACTAAAAGTTTGAAGGATAAAGAATATAGATTGAATAGAGAGTTGTACTTTAATCCTTCAGAATCTCTTGGAATAGGTACTATTGTAGGATTTGGACATACACTTAATATTTCCAGTCCAGGAGTGGGAGCATCTTTAATCACAATACCAACAAAATCTATTTTTATAGAAAATCATGGATTAGAAACAGGTGATGAACTTTTATACAAAAATAATGGTGGAACAAAGATAACTGTTTCCAACGGTATAGGCACTTTCTTATTAGATGATCAAAGTATTGTATACGCTACAAAGATTTCAAATAATCTAGTTGGAATATCAACAATAAAAGTTGGATTGGGAACTACTGGAGATTTTGTAGGTATAACTGAAAATGGTTCCACTTTGTTTTTCACTGATTTTGGAACAGGAGATTATCATAGTTTTTCAACTAGATTTGAAAATGTCTCAAAGGGAAATGTATCCAAAACTATAGTCACAGTTTCTACTGCAAGCACTCACCTCTTACAGAAAGCAGATGAAGTCTTTATCAACGCTCTTCCAGGAATTACTACATCAATTACTATAAAATATAGCGACTATCATAGAAACATTATTATAAATCCTAGAGATTTTTCTAGCGTTGATATAGTGAACAATCTTATAACAATAAATGACCATAATTATGTTGATGGACAAAAAGTAATACACACTTCAACTTCCCCATCTATCGGATTAGAAGACCAATCGATATATTATGTAATTGTTTATGATAAAAACCGTATTAGGTTAGCAAATTCATATTATGATGCAACTTTTACCAAATACCCGGTTACCATTGCAGGTTCGTCATTTGGTACACTTTCTTCAATAAATCCAAGCATAAAAATAACAAAAAATCAAAAAGTTATATTTGATTTATCGGATACATCATTATCAGAAGTTTCATCTGGAATTGGAAGAACATCTTCATTTGAATTTGATTTTTCTACAGATAAAAATTTCGATAATAAGTTTTTCCCAATTGATGCGGATGGCATTTCTTTAATCACAAAAGTTGGAGATATTGGAATATCTACAAATGCATCTATCAGTTTCTTGATTGATGACTCTTTCCCCAAAGAAATTTACTATAGATTATTACCAATCGGTGATTTGGAAGTTAAAAATGAAATTTTATTTGATTCTGAAGTTGTAGAAAATAATAAAATAGAATTTATCAATTCAGATTTAAATGGCAAAAAACAAATAATAGGTATATCATCGCAAACATTCGATTTCCAAAATGATAAACCACTAAATTTTGTGGCATATTCGGATGCTGATGGGACTTTTGATTATTATACAAATTCCCAAAATACTCAAGGAGAAATTCATAAATTAAAGATTTTTTCTGGAGGAAATTCATATAAGAAATTGCCATCTATATCTACAGTAACATCCAGTACTGGAAGCGGGGCTATTCTAATACCACAAAGTAATACAATAGGAAGAATAACCAATGTAAACATAGATGGTATAGGATTTGACTATTCTGTAGATGAAACTCTTAGACCTTATGTTAAATTTCCTTCCATCTTAAGAGTTGAACCTCTTTCAACTTTTGATTACATAAAAATAAATTTTCCTGGATTGAATTATAATACACTTCCAGATTTAATTGTTATTGATGGATTTACAAATCAAGTTATTGATGACGTGGTTCTTGAATATTCATCAAATTCTTCTTTTGTTAATATTATAAAAAATACAAAAGGATTATATAATGTAAATCCAAGAATTATTCCCGTAAATAATTCAAATGGATTAGATATAAGTTCTATAACATATAATGGGTTAACAAAGGTAGTGACTGCAACTTTATCAAAGCAATTTAGTGACCTAGACAGTTTCCCATTTTTAATTGGAGATAAGATTTTAGTAGAAGGTGTTTCTATTAGCGAAGAATCTAGTAAGGGTTATAATTCTAGTAATTATAACTATGAAACTTTTACCATTATTGGCGTAACAACTAGCACTGGCGGGTCCGGAGCATCAATACAATATTCTCTAGATTCTTATCTAACTGGATCAGAAACTCCAGGAACTTTTGATGAGGAAAATTCTTCAGCTACAATAACTCCCGAAAAGTATTTCCCAACTTTTGAAGTCAATTTGACTAAGAATAGATTTATTCTTGGAGAAAAGATTATTAGTGATAATCTCGATGGAACTGTATTAAAGTTTGATGATAAAAATGAATATATTACGTTAGAAACCGTTGAAGATTTTTTGGTAGGTTCGCTAATAGTAGGAAAAACTTCCAAATCTCAAGCTTTTGTTAGAGAAGTTTTAAAAAATGAATCTCTTGATACTATAGAATCTTCTTCTGTTGTAGATGGTGGATGGAACACAGAATCTGGATTTTTGAATAATGATTTTCAGAGAGTTCAAGATAGTGACTATTATCAATATTTCTCGTATTCTTTAAAATCAGAGGTTTCCTTCAGTGAATGGAATGATGTTGTAAGTAATCTTAATCACACTCTTGGATTTAAAAAGTTTAGTGATTTAACAGTAAAATCATTACCTAATAATTCAAAAATATCTTCTGAGCAGAATGAAGGATCTTTCACATCTTTATCCGACTTAAATAGTATAGTTGATGTTGATTGTATAAGTGATTATGATTTAGTTTCTGAAAATAGTTTTTATGTCGAAAACAAGATAACTAGTGATGAAATAGAATTTAATTCAGCAATTTTGCAAGACTATTCGGAATCCTCCGGAAATCGTGTGTTAATTATTGACGATATAAGTCAAGATTTTAACACATCGATCTCAAGAACATATGTAACATCTTTCAATATTTAAAATAAAAAAGTATGTCAAGTAAAGTACGAGCAAAAAAACTATTTTTGGGTGTAAAGGATGATAGATTTGAAGATAGAAGACAATCTTCTATTTTATCAATCCTGACTGATGGCGATGAAATATATTTGAACCAATATGGAAAGATGTTCACTGAAGATGAACTTGGTAACTTTGATATAAGAAAGATAGGACAACAAGCTGTTTTAGAGTTTTCTCCCATAGATGGAAGAAACACGGAATATAGTTATAGTTTTATATCTTATGATACAAAACAATTAATAGAAGAATATGATTCATATAGTTTTGGCAATACTGTAAGTATTGCTACAACACACACTTCAGTTGGTATTGGTTCCTCATCCATTATCACTAATATTGATTCAAACTTTACTTCATCTAAAATTTTGTTTGAATTTTCATCAAACTCAGGCAATAACTATGAATATGGAGAAATTAATGTAGTTTCAAATGGTTCTGATGTATCTTTTTCAGAGTTTGGAAGAATAACTATATCAAATACAAATTCTGGTCTTGGTACCTTCTCTGTATTACCATCAGGATCTGGTTTGGATGTTATTTTTTACTCAGATATATCTGAGGAAATGAGTTGTAATGTTGTTAATGTATCAATTGCAAATACTTTGTTCAATGTTACTAGTTCAAGAGGACTTCGTTATGCAGATGTCAAATCAGTAAATACATCCATAGCTTCTTCGACCGCACCAAATCCAGTATCAATTAGTTCATATACTTCAAACTATAACTTAGGTTATTTCATAGTACAAATAGCAGATACTACAAATAATCAAGTTCAATTATCAGAGATTGTTGTATTAAATAGTGGTGTAGATTCTTCAATTATAGAATATGGAAACGTTTATACTAATGGTATTTTGGGAACATTTGATGTAAATACAACATCAGTAACTGAACTGTTATTCACACCAATTGCAGATATCAATACTGATATAACAATCTTACATCATTCAGTTTCTTATGTAGAATTTTCATCTTTTCCGATTTCAATAAATTTCAAGAATGCTGAGCTATCAACGGGAGTTAGTAAGTTCGACTCTTCTAGCGACTTTGCATTTAAAAAAGATTTTGATTTGAATCATAACTTAATTCCAATATTTGAGAGAAGATTTGATGGTAGTTTGCAGTCAACATCAACGAATCCAGCAAGTATTGATTTGGATAGAGATTTAATTTACATACCCAATCACTTTTTTGTAAGTGGAGAAAAAGTAAGTTACACTGCAAATCCGTTTGAATTTGTTAATGTTTTATCAACACAAACTTCATCTTTGGCAGGTCTTGGTACAGATATATTAGAAGTAGATTCTATTTCTGGAATATTTGTAGGGGACTATTTCAATAGCGATGATTATATTCAAATAACAGAAATCAATTCTAATTTTGTTTCTTTGGCAAGCACAATAAGTTCTTCTATAAATGTTGGAGTTGCTGTTACTTTTTCTAGGGTATTCGAATCAGACATTTCCAATAGTTCAACAGAAAGTTCTATTGGAATAGGAGAAACTTATATTGTTGGAGTTGGAACTACTGACAAGTTGAGTGGAGAGTTATATATCTACAAGTTTGATGATAAATTTATTGGATTATGCACATCCCCAATAGACTCTTTATCAGAAACTCCAAAATTAATAAATTTAACTTCCGTTGGAATAGGAAATAATCATTATATTACCTCACAAAACCAGAATTCAAAATGCCTAATTCTAATCGATAATGTAGTACAATCTCCAATAGTTTCTACAGCAGTAACTTCTTCTCTAGGAAATAATTTAGAGTTGATTGATACTACTCTTTATTTCTCAGGAATAACATCTTTCTTTAGTGGCAATCTTGTAAAAATTGATAATGAGATTATGAAGATTATGTCAGTAGGGGTTGGAAGCACAACATTTGTTGAAGTTCAGAGACCTTTATTGGGAACTATCTTAGAATCGCATTCTATAGGTTCAACTATTACAAAGTTAGAAGGAAACTATAATATAGTTGGTACTAAAATTTATTTTGCTGATGCTCCATATGGTCCAATTTATGACGATGTTAAAGGTGATGTTAATATCAGATCAACTTTCCAAGGAAGAGTATTTTTAAGATCTGGAGTGCCAGATTCGAATCAAAGTACATATGAGAAAAATTACATTTTTGATGATATCAAATCCAACTTTGATTCAGTAACTAAGGATTTTGATTTAACATCAAGTGAACAGAATATTTCTGGTTTTTCCACTTCAAATTCTATTATTTTAATCAATAACATATTCCAGATACCCGAAGATGATTATTCATTATCAGAAAATTCTGGGCAAACAACTCTAAATTTCACAGGAACTGCTGTTTCAACGTCATACGACCCAAATAACGCTAGTGTTCCTAGAGGAGGAATAATTGTTTCTATAGCTTCAAGTAATGGATATGGTTACCAACCTCTAATTTCTGCTGGTGGAACCGCTATAGTTTCTTCTGCAGGAACTATACAATCTATTAGTATTGGAAATAGTGGTTCTGGATACAGACCAGGAATTCAGTCTGTTATCAGAGTAGGAGTTCAAACATTAAGTACAGAAACTCCAAATATTGAATACATTGGTACAGCAACAGTAAGTGGCGGTAGTATAGTCAGTGTTGCCATAACGAATCCTGGAATGGGATATACATTCACAAATCCACCAGAAGTTGTTTTTGATTCACCACTCTCATATTCAAACTTAGATTTGATTCACACATCTTCTAGTAGTGGAATAGGATCACAGGCAAAGATTGATATAGTAGTTGGTCAAGGATCTAGTGTTATAGATTTTACTATTAAAAATTATGGATATGCATACAATATTGGAGATCAATTGACTATTATTTCTGGTGGTTCTAGTGGAATACCTACAGACACAACAAAAACTTTTGCACCATTTATAATTACCGTAGAGAAAACATATACAGATAATTTTAATGGATGGTCTGTAGGAGAATTGCAAAAAATTGATGATATAGACAGTTTGTTTGATGGTATTAGAAAGAATTTTCCATTGATTGAAAATGGAAATAGATTTTCTATACTTGCAAAACCCGGTTCAACAATAGACTTAAAGGCAGTTCTTTTAATATTTGTCAATGATGTTTTACAAGAACCAGATGTTGCGTATACTTTCAATGGAGGAAGCACTATTACCTTCACCGAAGCTCCAAAACTAGGAGATAAATGTAGAATACTATTTTATAAAGGAACTCCAAATGTTGACGTTGTTGATGTAGATATATTAGAAACCATTAAAGTAGGAGACACATTAAAATTAGTAGGTGAAGAATATAAATTGACAGAAAATGTGAGACTTGCAAAGGACATTATATTACCCGATACAGTAAAGACTAATTTTTATAATTCTATAGGAGTTACTTCCGATTTAAATTTCCAAAGACCTGTTACTTGGTGCAAGCAGAGAAACGATACTATAGTGGACGGTATTCAAGTTAATAAGAGTAGAGTTGCATATGAACCAAATATATTCCCAACATCTAATTTAATTAAGTCAGTATCAATTGGAACAACTCAAGTATTTGTCGATTCTGTCAAGACTTTCTTTGATTCGGAAACTGAAAATGTGGATAATTCTACTATTAACAAGATAGAAATAATAGATAATAAAACTATAAGTCAAGCAATATGTACAGCGATTG